ATTCAATGGAAAGCTACGTGATGAAACATTTCAAAATACTGCACTCTCAAAGGCTATCGAAGCTGGTCACGGCGTTCTTTCACTGCCATGTGGGTTCGGGAAGACGACCGTATCCCTGGCCATAGCATGTAAGCTCGGTTATCGTACGATGATTGTCGTACACAAGGAATTCCTGGCGAACCAGTGGCGTGAACGTATTCAACAATTTTGCCCGGGAGCGACTATCGGGATGGTTCAACAGAATAAAAAAGAAACAAACTGTGATTTCGTGATTGCTATGCTTCAGTCCCTATCTCTGAAAGAATATTCGTTCGGAGACTTCGACAGTATAGGAACGCTCATCGTGGACGAGGCCCATCATATATGTGCGAAAGTATTTTCACAATCACTCTTCAAAATGTGTCCAAAACACATTTACGGATTATCAGCAACTCCGAATAGGAAGGATGGGCTTACGAAAGTGTTACATTGGTTTATGGGTCCCACATTCTTTTCAGTTGAAAGAGAGAACCAGGAACAAGTAGATGTTTTCCCTCTCGAATTTAAATGTGATCGGTACGAGGATCCACCACCGTGTACGCGTTTCGGGAAATTATCTTTAGCGACTATGGTTACGGAAGTTACAGAGATACCCGAAAGAAACCGTCTCATCTTGTCAACGATTAAGGATCTTTCAAAGACAACTCGACAAATTTTAGTTCTCAGTGACCGAAGGTTCCATTGTGAGTATCTTCATGAAAAATTTAAAACGACATCGGGACTGTACATGGGTGGTATGAAAGAGGCAGATCTCGCAGCATCCAGTAAAAAACAAATCATTTTTGCGACGTTCAGTCAGGCACACGAAGGTTTAGATATCCCCACTCTCGATACGGTCATTCTCGCAACTCCTAAGTCTGATATCATTCAGTCTATCGGGCGTATCATGCGCGAGACTACTGGTAAGAAGAACAATCCACGTATTTACGACGTGGTAGATCAATGGTCTGTATTTTTTGCTATGTACAACAAACGTCTCAGGGTATACAAGCAGGGTGGGTTTAACATCTCCGGTCAATCTTCTGAAAACCCAAAGCCGGATGCATTTTCGGTTGGAAAATGTCTCGTACATATATAAGATGACCCGGTGTTCAGTCGGTAGGGCCACACAAAAATACAGAGGGAATGCTACAGGTACAGGTACAAGTCAATGGATAACAACGGGGGATGATATCTCTTATTCATTGGGTGATGTTGGCATCGGGACGACATCACCCGACGCCAACCTTCACGTGACCGGAAACGCATTCGTCAGTACAGACCTCGCTTTGGGTGGTACTCTGACGATGGGAAATGTTCTCGTCGAGGCATTACACGAACTCTCGGCTATCACAGCTACCGGTAACGTCACACCACATGTTATAGAATTCACTAACCCTACGACAGGGCTAGTCACCACAGGTAACGTCGGTATCGGAACATCCACACCTGAGTACACTCTAGATGTCGCGGGGGGTATTAATTTTACGGGTGCGCTCACTCAAAATGGAACGTCGTGGAGGTCATCTCCATGGGTAATATCGGGGAGTGATATTTCCTACACGACTGGTCGGATTGGTGTAGGAACATCTACACCCGAGGCCACCCTCCACGTTGAGGGTAGCGTCTATGCATCCTCGAACCTCAATGTAGGAGGAACAGCGACAGGAAGCGCCGCGTCAGGGGTCGAACAACAACAGAAAATTCAAGCCTCAGATGCACAGGCGTATGACTCTTTCGGTTATAGTGTATCACTCTCCCCGGACGGAAATACAGCCCTTATCGGTGCGCACTTCGAGGATACGGGTGGCGATAATGCCGGTGCAGCCTATATATTCACTCGTTCTAACGGGACATGGACTCAACAGCAGAAAATACAAGCCTCGGATGCACAGGCGTATGACGAGTTCGGTTACAGTGTATCAATCTCCTCAGATGGAAATACGGCTCTTATCGGGGCGCACCGCGAGGATACGGGTGGCGATAGTGCCGGTGCAGCCTACGTGTTCACTCGTTCTAACGGGACATGGTCTCAACAGCAAAAAATACAAGCCTCAGATGCACAGGCATATGACAATTTCGGTAATAGTGTATCACTCTCCTCGGACGGAAATACGGCCCTTATCGGGGCGCGCTATGAGGATACGGGTGGTGATAGTGCCGGTGCAGCCTATGTGTTCACTCGTTCTAACGGGACATGGTCTCAAAATCAGAAAATACAAGCCTCAGATGCACAGGCGTATGACGGTTTCGGTAGTAGTGTATCACTCTCCGGGGACGGAAATACAGCTCTTGTTGGGGCGTATGTCGAGGATACGGGTGGCGATAATGCCGGTGCAGCCTATATATTCACTCGTTCTAACGGGACATGGACTGAACAGCAGAAAATACAAGCCTCAGATGCACAGGCATATGACTATTTCGGTATTAGTGTATCACTCTCCTCAGACGGAAATACAGTCCTTATCGGAGCGAACAATGACGATACGGGTGCTACCAATGCCGGTGCAGCCTATATATTCATTCGTTCTGGTGGAACATGGACTCAACAGCAGAAAATTCAAGCCTCGGATGCGGGGTTTGATGACTATTTCGGTCATAGTGTATCACTCTCCTCAGACGGAAATACAGCCCTTATCGGTGCGCACTACGAGGATACGGGTGGTACCGATGCCGGTGCAGCCTATATGTTCATTCGTTCTGGTAGTACATGGACTCAACAGCATAAAATTCAAGCCTCGGATGCAGGGATTGATGACCGATTCGGTATTAGTGTATCACTCTCCTCAAACGGAAATACAGCTCTTGTCGGTGCGCGCTATGAGGATACGGGTGGTGCCAATGCCGGTGCAGCCTATATATTCATTCCTCCTGATAGAACTGTTCTTTGTGTGGATACGACGACTAGTAGGGTTGGTATCGGAACAACCAGTCCTTCGTCCACTTTAGATGTCATAGGGGATATCAATTTTACGGGTGCGCTCACTCAAAATGGAACGTCGTGGGGGTCATCTCCATGGGTAATATCGGGAAGTGGTATTTCCTACACGACTGGTCGGGTTGGTGTAGGAACAAGCAGTCCTGCGTACACTTTAGATGTCATAGGGGGTATCAATTTTACGGGTGCGCTCACTCAAAACGGTTCGGCTTATGGTGGTAGTGGGTGGGTAATATCGGGGAGTGATATTTCCTACACGACTGGCCGGGTTGGTGTAGGAACAAGCAGTCCTGTGTACACTTTAGATGTCATAGGGGATATCAATGTAGGAAGCGTCGCGTCAGAATTGGAACAACAACAGAAAATACAAGCCTCAGATGCACAGGCATCTGACTATTTCGGTGTGAGTGTATCACTCTCCTCGGACGGAAATACAGCTCTCTTTGGGGCGCGCTATGAGGATACGGGTAGTGCCGATGCCGGTGCAGCCTATATATTCATTCGTTCTAGTGGGACATGGTCTCAGCAGCAGAAAATTCAAGCCTCAGATGCACAGGCATATGACTATTTCGGTGAGAGTGTATCACTCTCCTCGGACGGAAATACAGCTCTCGTTGGGGCGGTTGGCAAGGATACGGGTGGCGAAAGTGCCGGTGCAGCCTATATATTCACTCGTTCTAACGGGACATGGACTCAACAGCAAAAAATACACGCCTCAGATGCACAGGCATATGACTATTTCGGTTATAGTGTATCACTCTCTTCGGACGGAAATACAGCTCTCGTTGGGGCGTATGGCGAGGATGCGGGTGGTACCAGTGCCGGTGCAGCCTACGTGTTCACTCGTTCTAACGGGACATGGTCTGAACAGCAGAAAATTCAAGCCTCAGATGCAGGGATTGATGACCAATTCGGTTTTAGAGTATCACTCTCTGGGGACGGAAATACAGCCCTTATCGGTGCGCACTACGAGGATACGGGTGCTTCCGGTGCCGGTGCAGCCTATGTGTTCACTCGTTCTGGTGGAACATGGTCTCAACAGCAGAAAATTCAAGCCTCAGATGCACAGGCATCTGACTATTTCGGTTTTAGTGTATCACTCTCCTCAGATGGAAATACGGCTCTTGTCGGTGCGCGCTATGAGGATACGGGTGGTGCCAATGCCGGTGCAGTCTATATATTCACTCGTTCTAACGGAACGTGGTCTCAACAACAGAAAATTCAAGCCTCGGATATACAGGCATATGACAATTTCGGTCATAGTGTATCACTCTCCTCAGACGGAAATACGGCTCTTATCGGGGCGGTTGGCGAGGATACGGGTGGCGAAAGTGCCGGTGCAGCCTACGTGTTCACTCGTTCTAACGGGACATGGTCTCAAAATCTGAAAATACAAGCCTCAGATGCACAGGCATATGACAATTTCGGTATTAGTGTATCACTCTCCTCAAACGGAAATACAGCTCTCGTTGGGGCGTATGGCGAGGATGCGGGTGGTACCAGTGCCGGTGCAGCCTATATGTTCATTCGTCCTGGTGGAACTGTTCTTTGTGTGGATACGACGACTAGTAGGGTTGGTATCGGAACAACCAGTCCTGCGTACACTTTAGATGTCATAGGGGGTATCAATTTTACGGGTGCGCTCACTCAAAACGGTTCGGCTTATGGTGGTGGTTCATCTCCATGGGTAATATCGGGGAGTGATATTTCCTACATAGCCGGTGATGTCGGTATCGGAACAAGCAGTCCTGCGTACACTTTAGATGTTGCGGGAAATATCAATTTTACCGGTGCGCTCACTCAAAACGGTTCGGCTTATGGTGGTGGTGGTAGTGGGTCTTCGCCGTGGGTAATATCGGGGAGTGATATTTCATACACGACTGGTCGGGTTGGTGTAGGAACATCATCTCCCGATGCAAACCTCCACGTCGAGGGTAACGTTTATGTGTCCTCGAACCTCATTGTGGGACCACAAGTGTTAGCAACCCCCATTGTGTATCAACAACAAGGGAAAATACAAGCCTCAGATGCACAGGCAAATGACTATTTCGGTTATAGTGTATCACTCTCCTCAGACGGAAATACAGCTATTGTCGGTGCGTACCTCGAGGATACCGTTGGTTACGATGCTGGCGCAGCCTATGTATTCACTCGTTCTAACGGAACATGGACTCAACAACAGAAAATTCAAGCCTCGGATGTACAGGCATATGACAATTTCGGTCATAGTGTATCACTCTCCTCAGACGGAAATACGGCCCTTATCGGGGCGTATAACGAGGATACGGGTGCTTCCGGTGCCGGTGCAGCCTATATATTCACTCGTTCTGGTGTAACATGGTCTCAACAGCAGAAAATTCAAGCCTCGGATAGGCAGGCGTATGACTCTTTCGGTTTTAGTGTATCACTCTCCTCAGATGGAAATACGGCTCTTATCGGTGCGCACGTCGAGGATGCGGGTGGTACCGATGCCGGCGCAGCCTATATATTTACTCGTTCTAATGGAACGTGGACTCAACAACAGAAAATTCAAGCCTCGGATGCACAGGCGTATGACGAGTTCGGTTACAGTGTATCACTCTCCTCGGACGGAAATACAGCTCTTGTCGGTGCGCGCTATGAGGATACGGGTGGTGCCAATGCCGGTGCAGCCTATGTGTTCACTCGTTCTAATGGGACATGGTCTCAACAGCAGAAAATTCAAGCCTCGGATGCACAGGCATCTGACTATTTCGGTTATAGTGTATCACTCTCCCCGGACGGAAATACAGCTCTTATCGGTGCGCACTACGAGGATGCGGGTGCTACCAATACCGGTGCAGCCTATGTGTTCACTCGTTCTAACGGGACATGGTCTCAACAACAGAAAATACAAGCCTCAGATGCACAGGCATCTGACTATTTCGGTTATAGTGTATCACTCTCCTCGGACGGAAATACAGCCCTCGTTGGGGCGTATGGCGAGGATACGGGTGGTCCCCAAACCGGTGCAGCCTACGTGTTCACTCGTTCTAACGGGACATGGACTCAACAGCAGAAAATTCAAGCCTCGGATGCAGAGTTTGATGACCGATTCGGTCATAGTGTATCACTCTCCTCAGACGGAAATACGGCTCTTATCGGTGCGCACTACGAGGATACGGGTGCTTCCGGTGCCGGTGCAGCCTATATATTCACATCGACCGGTGGTCCGGGAAGTGATTCTGTTCTTTGTGTGGATACGACGATTAATAGGGTTGGTGTAGGAACAACCAGTCCGAGTGTAGAACTTCATGTATCGGGAACCGGGGCAATAATCGTGCCGAGTGGTACGACCGCAGAGAGACCTGGTACTTTGGTCACAGGGATGATCCGGTACAATACGACATCTTTAAAATATGAGGGGTATGGATTATATTCATGGTTAGATCTTAGTATCGCCGATGTAGTAACAGAATTGTACCCGTTTACATCACACACGTTTACACCTTGTAACGGTGATTCAAGGTACGGTCCTCAGCTCAGTGACGCTTTATCCACTTATGGTAATATAAGTCCGTGGGATAACACGAACTTTTTCAATATCGTAACACGCGGATTCCAACTCTGGACGGTTCCCAAAACTGGGACGTATCGGATAACGGCTCGCGGTGCAAGAGGGGGTGAAGCATCCTCGTCATACGCCCCGTATATTACCACACCTGGTAGTGGTGGATCGGTGCGTGCTGATATTGCCCTGACTATTAATACACAGGTCGTCTTTATCGTAGGACAAACTCCACCTGAATCAACCGGTGATTTTAGATCTGGTAGCGGTGGTGGTGCGACATGGGTCCTTAAACCTGGAGCGTACACGGATAATGATGACGTGTATATGGTCGCAGGTGGAGGTGGAGGTGCCGGACCCCGACACTATAATTCTGGAACAGCGGGTCATGCAGACGCATCGTCACAGGGTACGCTAGGTGTGGGTGGTACGTCTCACTGGAACGGTAACGGTGGTGGAGCTGGTTGGACCGCAGACGGTGATCCCGTTGGTGCACGGGGTGGTGTGCGACCAGCGGGTGGTGCCATGGGTGGTACGGGAACGACACATGGAGGTTTTGGTGGAGGAGGATCCGAATCCGGAGACTCGGCTGGCGGAGGAGCGGGTGCGACGGGTGGACGCGCAGCTCTTCGATACAATTCTACAGGTAGTGACACGGCAAGAGGTGGTACGTCGTATATTACGACGAATGCAACGAACCGTTCTTTCTTGGGTACTCATGGTTTAACTGGCGGTGGTAATGTGTATGTCGAATTTATTTCATAAAATCTTACTATATACTAAATGCTTGCCCAGGTATTGGAGGTGATGTGTCCAGGTGTACCGTATACGTCTAACGGTACATGGGAAAGTGTCATATTTAACGATGGAAACTTTTACAAACCCCATGATGAAATGTATGAATTAACACTCTACCAATTGACTCATGCTGAAGCTATTACAAAAATGCGAGAGCAACGAGACGCTTTACTCGATAAGAGTGATAAATACATGACTCGCGATTACCCCCACAGACTCGAAAAAGATATCCAAGATTGGGAGAAGTATCGTCAGGCTCTTAGAGATCTTCCAGTTACATCTCGTCCAACTTTAGATGAAGATGGAAATCTACTGAACGTCGATTGGCCGACCCCTCCTTAATAAAAAATTTCCTCCAAAGTGCATCCCACTTTGTAAGAAAAAACCTTCTACATAGTAGACATGGCTGCTAATGGTATCCTAAACTTTCGAGGGGCGAATAAAACTACGTTCGTCGGTGCCTCGTCAAACATAGTCTTGGATAATGTCATATCCAGTTTAGGAGTCGGTGTCGATGTGAATGGACCGACATCCAATTTACACGTTGTCGGGAACGCATACGTTTCTGCAGGCGTGACAATCGCAGGGAACATCGATTTTCAAACCATCACACGAAATGGGGTTCCTTTCATTGGTGGCGGTGAGATTGAACCTTCACCTTGGGTAACTTCGGGGAATGATATTTCTTATTCAAGTGGTAATGTTGCGGTCGATACGAATACTCTTTTCGTCGATTCTGTCAATAACAGGGTTGGGATCGGGACATTGACCCCGGCGACAACCCTCGACGTTTCCGGGGGAACCGTGACAGCCAGTACATTTATAGGGTCTTTACAGGGGAACGCACAGAGTTCGGATCAATGGAGTACCGGGAGAACTTTATCCGTATCTGGAGCGGTTACGGGAACATCCAGTGTGATTAACGGAACTCAAAATTCTACGTTAGTAACGACACTCGCCAATTTAGATACAAGTAAGATCACGACTGGTATACTTCCAGTCGCCCGTGGCGGGACTGGTGTCACTACGAGTACGGGAACGGGGAGTGTTGTTTTTTCAAACGCACCGGCGTTTACAGGGGATGCTACATTTGCTAGGGTTGGTATCGGAGCATCTACTACACCTGGGTACACGTTGGATGTTACGGGGGATGTCAATTTTACAGGTAACCTCACACAAGGTGGAAACCCGTTCGGTGGTGGTGCTTTTTTAACCGACGGTACGAAAGCCTATTATACTGATGGACCTGTCGGTATTTCGAATACTGAAGTTTTGACTACGCAAACACTACAGGTGGGGGCGAATGTAGCGGTTAACGACACGGCGAATGATAAGCTTACCGTTACCGGAAACGCATATGTGTCGAGAACTTTACACGCGGTTGACCTAGTGCAGACGTATCAGGTGAATTGTAACGCACTTTTCATTAAAGATGTTCGGGTGACCAATCGAGAACCTCACGATGGTAACGATTCCGGGTACACGCCGAACGTTTTATGATGGAAATTAATATATCGTTTTTAATTAATGGCACAGGTCGGATTACGTATTGATGGTAGAAGTAATGCCTCGCAATTCGGGTATTCGGTAGATATGAATTTCGCCGGTAACCGTATCGTTGCGAGTGGTATCGAATACGATAGTTACCGCGGCTATATAGGTATATGGAATCTTGTTGGCAGTGGTGCGCAACGGACATGGGTTCAATACGGTAGTTATATCAACGGACCTCATGCAGCTGGTAAATTCGGACATTCCGTTTCCATGAATTATGCCGGTACACGAATACTCGTAGGTGCACCGGATGTTAACCGGGTATACATTTACGATGATACTGGTTCGGGGTTCTCGTTAACTCAAACGATATACCGATCGGGAAGTCCGAGTTTTGGGTATGCGGTTTCTCTCGCGGCTGACAGGGGGCTTAAATTCGTGGCGAGCGCACCTGATTATGGTGCGGGTGTTGTCTACGTGTATGAAAAAACAGCTAACGGGGCCAATGGGTTTACCCTCTCTCACACTGACGATGGATCGAATATATATAATCATGTTCCTATTTCTACTAGTTCATACGTACGATTAAACAGTTCGTTTAATCGTTACGGACATTCCGTTCACATGGCTGCGTTCGGTAGACATTATATCGCCGGTATGCCCGGTACGAGAAAAGAGAGTTATCCATCGAGTGACCACAGTGGTGGTGGTACATATAACAATATCGCATATAGTACTAACATTGACCTACAGGGTTACACGGGCCCCCAATATAGCAATCACCCCTTTTACGGGGGAATACGTCCGGGATTCGACTATTATGTATTAAGATACCCCCAATACCAGGTTGGATACGTTCGAGTAAAACGTTGTCCGGAAAATGGAAACTGGACATCTGGTGTCACGACAGTCGGCGGTACTACGAGTACCAGTAGTGGGAACGGTGGTGCGGGAACGATTAAAGGTCCCAATCTAAATACTACTCACATGACAAACTGGAATGATTACCAAGATATTTCGTTTGGGGGTTTTGGGTCAGCTGTTCAAATATCACCTGATGGAACTCGTATCTCCGCGTCAGCACCTGGTTATTTCGATGGATCGTTTACGGACGCGCATACGGGAAGAATTCTATATTATGAATACGATACAGGTGAAGCAAACTGGGTTGAAAATCTACGACCAAATTTAAATACGTACTTACAGAGTCAACACGGCTATGCTTTAGCCATGGGGACCGATGGGTCGCGTCTATTTGCGTCCATGTACGATAGGGCATATATGTTTTTAGCCTATGATTATTCGGGATCGGAATGGTACCGCGTGAGTGAAATTAAGTATAAAGAGTCACCTTCGGGGGAATTACAGGGATTTTCAATTGCGACAAAAAGTGGTGACCTGGTCGTAACTGGTGCTCCGGGAGGGCCCGGTCCTTTCAATACTAGAAAGGGTTATGTGTACGTATATGAATACCCCTTAACGAGTGTATTTAGAGGTAATTCGTTATTTGAAGGGTATGTTAAGGCTGATGAGATTGTCGTAGGGTCTACGACGAATAATACGAATACGAAACGAATTCTATTCGGTGGTACGAAAGGTGATAACTTAGTTGACGCATCAACCATACAAGTTGTACATCTCGGTACTACCGATGACCGCGATTCGGAAATATTCATGTCGAAGTGGTATGGGTCCGATAGTGATGGAGGTACTGGTGTTCCCCACGGGTCTTCTACGACGGCATGGAATGATACTATGTCAAACGATAGGTTTTTATACGGAGACCGATTACGTTTGAAAGCACCTAAAATAGAGTTTCATCTACAACCGTCGAATGCACAAGAGGTCGCTCAAAAGTATTCTGAGCAACCGATCATCACGATCACTAGCCAAGACCCCGGGCTTATAGATAACAGTAGTTTCCCCCCCAGGTTCCTCACCAACATACGATCGGGGAGTACGACATCAACGAAATATGCCGGTCTACGCCTCACTTCTGCGAGTACAAATACGTGGGTTGGGTCTGATCATGGTATGCCATCCGATGGAGATTACTATACGTTTTCACCAGCGAACGATGGTTGGTTACGTTTATACGGTGGGGCTAGTGGACAAGGGAATATGATCGGAGAATACGCAGGATTACAGGTTGGGAATTTATACGTAGCGGGGTCTATTTCCGGACCAGGTGCACCGTCCGGTGGGGGTAGTAATAATATAGTCGCCGACGGTCAGGTTGCATCGTATACTCCCCTTACCCCGGGTAATCACACCATCATCAACTTCAATTCCAGAGTCAATAATGGGAGCGACAGGGCGTTCATCTTGGTACAAGACGAGAGTGCTTATCTAGGTGGTTCTTCGAGTGAAGATTTACGCATGACGATAGGCGTTTATAACGATTTCAGACAAAGCACTTCTCACTCCGATGAACTCTGGCTACAGGGTGGTGGTCGTCTGTGCTACAACGTCGGTTCGTGGGACAACGAACTCAACACCATCATAGGTACTCCTGGTGTCGGTGGAGCACAGGGAGGTGTCAGGCATGAATGGAGGATAAACAACAGTATCCGTATGGCCTTGGACAGCGTCAGTACGCTTTTTGTTTACGGTAATGTTAGTGCTAATAATGTATCCCCTTCTGATGACCGAATCAAATATAATGAGGAAGAAATTACAAATTGTTTGGGAATTGTTAAACAACTTCGGCCTTTAAAATACGAAAAGTTAAACGTACCAGGTGAAGTAACAGGTACGTGGATACCTACAGATGATGAATGGGAAAATGTGAAAAATGACTATAATTGGAACGATGAATATGGTTTCATCGCACAAGATGTCAGAAATATACCCGGACTCGATATACTCGTTTTCGGTGAGGAAACTAAAAAAAATGAAATAATCAAAACTGTACCCGAATACAACGAACTTTTAGAAAAGGATCGTGCAAACTATACATACCGTCCAGACACTAACGATTATAGACACAACGATAGTGGCGAAACACAGACCCCTTTAAATCTCAGTTATATCGGAATTATACCCATACTCACCGGCGCTGTACAGGAATTGTCGAGTGACTTGGAACAGGAAAAACAGAAAACAGAAAACTTACAGACACGCCTGACAGCATCTGAACAGGCGTACCAGTCATTATTAGAACGCGTAGTGGCTTTAGAAAATGCTTAAAATGTAACACGTGATGTTTTGTCACGCGGTACATTCATGATACTTACTTCTTAACGGAATCCATCGCAGCGAGTGCGAGAACCCCGACGATGAAAAACATGACAACATAGTTGCATTCCGTGGTTTCATCGATTACGGGCTGAGCCTTCACAACCTTCTTCTCTGGTACTTTTTCGAAATTTTCATCCACGACTTCCCGCTTTCGGAAATTCGTGGGGATTTCGAGTGGGTCATCGAAATCTATAGGGGCATACCCTATCATTTACTCTATGTTTACAAATTAATTTCAACCTTCTTCTTACGACCACGCTTAGCCTTCGCCGCTGGCATTTTGACTTCCTTCACTTCATCATCACCTTCATCTACAGCCCCACCCTCTGACACGATGTCAGATATATCGTCACCGTCATCGGGAACCTCGGGTGTATACTCGACGGATTTCTGTATGGGTGTTGTGTTCATCGGGGGTGTTGGGGGCATCATGATACCTCCCATCAGACTGGAAATGTCGAGACCGGGTCCCTTCATCTCATATTTTTCACCATTGGACGCTGGAGGGGATGTCTGATTACTATTGGCCATGGTATTCTGAACCGCACTCATCATATTATTTACCAAATCGGGATTTTGTTTCATGACATCATTCATATTTGGCATGACCTGTTTGAACATACTGTTCGTGAGATGGAACATCATCGCACTTCCACCAAGCATCATGATGAGCTTGACTTCGGGGGCGATATTCATCTTCGTGCGGTATTTCACAAAAAGTTCTTCAAACACTTCATCGTAATCATCCTGTGTCTCCATGACATTTTCAGACCAGCCGTCAAGCTGAATATCGAATGGATTATACCGCTTGTTCAAGAACTCCAACCCAGTGACACACGCAATTAACATACGTCGGGAGAATTTAACAGATTTATCAACTTCGATACTGTACGTAATGCGTTTCACTTCTGTTCGGAGCTCATCCACGGGTGAATACGCATTCAGACGCTTGTTCACGTTAAACCCTCGCTTCTCTAAACGCCCGAGTTTGTTTACGAGGTCAGACTTCTCCTCGTCGATCGTTTTATAACCAGGTGAAGGAGTGTCTTCAGGTGGTTCCATTGGACCGTAGTCCATACCAGGACCATTATCATATGGGGTATCATCTACGTATTCTCCGTGATCGACAGGCTCTTCCATTCGAGGGGGTGCTGGAATATTTTGCTTCACTGGATTCGCGAATGCGTCAACATCTTCTTGAAACCCCATCGTAGGTTGAGGTTCACGACCTTGCATTCTTTGTATGACAGGTGGTGCGACTGTTCGTGGCCGTGTAAAATCTAATTGGATCTCATCCATCATAGCTTGTTCGTTATCATTTAACTTCATGACAGAGGTGTCCCCTCTGTCCAGAATAATTTCACCGTCCATTACTCTGTATAATGAAACTAATCTTTTCTCTTTAACGCACTTAATAAAAAAATGTCAGTACATAGTACATGAAACTCGATAAAACTAATCGGTCGACACTCAAAGCTATCGCTATCACGATCATATTAATTTTGATTATCGCCGCTTTATCCAAAGGTAGAGTGAGTATGTACCAGCCCAAATCTATCAAGATCCAGCCTGTATCGGAGGAACCCTTCACTGGTCTTAAAAGCAGTGCGGAATGCCTCAATGACAGTGTATACTCGACGAGCCTCGGTGGTGTATGTGGTGGTCAAAAACTCGTTCGTGACCACGCGAACTACAAAATCGTAGATTAAAAATTAGTCAACACTTCCCATTTCCAGTTAAATTTATACCGAATTTTTAAGTGGATAATTTCTGTGTGTATTATAAATGGCTCTCGTTACAGCGCCTCAGCCGACCATTCCCGACTTTGAACATGAATATCACACGGTCATCGTAGATACTTTCGATCAACCATCTTCCCAGTATTCCAATGGAATAAACGCCCTTTTACCCACACCCCTGGAAAATGTTATCCAGGTTGAATTACTTGCTGCTCGGTTCAAGGGTATCGGTGCGAGTACCGAACTTATTCACGTTTCGATTGATGAGTTGAAAAATACATTCTTCCAACGCGCGAAGAAAGATTTAGATGTTAGTGGCCACAATAGTATAAACGGATCTTTCGGTTCGATCGTCACAACCGGAAACACAACACTTACTTTTACGAATGAATACCCTATCTCTCAACAATATTTGACACCCATTCGTAAACTCGATAGGTTAAATGTGAAACTGTACAAGCAAGATGCTGTCGATATTTTGGCTACTGCTCAAGTGTTTTTGGTGTTTAATTTTGTATGCAAGAAAAAGAACTTGATGTGATCGTTTCAGGGCGTTACGTGTATACAATTTAAAAAATACCATTATTATAATAAGTATGTCATCTGGAATTGTACAGCTCATAGCGGTCGGAGCTCAAGATGAACATATTATCGGAGACCCTGAAATTTCTTTTTTCACGTCGACGTTCAAGCGACACTCTAACTTTTCACAGTCTCTAGAGAAACAAACAATACAAGGGGCTGTGAAAAATAATTCCATGTCATCTATCCGGTTCGAACGAAACGGTGATTTACTCGGGTATACATACTTTACAATCGATAATAACACAAATTCCGTCGATATTCAGGATTGGGGTAGGGTAATCGATAAAGTTGAGCTTCTCATAGGCGGTCAGGTTATCGATGTCCAGGATCATGATTTCACTGAAAAGATTGCTATCGATACGTACGCACAAAATGTTACTAAAAGTTCTAACGGTACACACCCCGGTGCGAGCGCCCGGTCGTATTTCTACCCACTTCGTTTCTTTTTTTGTGAAGGTCCCCAGTCCGCTATTCCACTCGTAGCTTTGCAGTACCATACGGTCGATTTGCGAATTTATTGGGGTCCCGAAGCGAGTAATTATAACGTAGAAGCGTATGCGAACTATTACTACCTTGATAATGAAGAGCGGGGTATGATGACTTCGCGTAAACATGATATTCTCATCACACAGGTACAGAAAAACATCCCATCTGGCGAACTCGTGCAAGAACTCATGTTTAATCACCCGGTCAAGTACATAGCATGCTCCAATACAAATTCAGAAAGTACACTCACATCGATCGATAATAAGATTAAGATGAGTATTAACGGTACCGATATAGGAGCGTATAAATTCGCTAAACCGCATTACGTCGATATCATGAGTTATTACCATACAAACTTCGTGACGTCACCTGATTTCTTTCTTCACTGTTTCTGTCTAAACACGAGCTCACTTCAACCGTCGGGTTCGCTCAACTTCAGTCGTTTAGATTCGGTTAAGATACATAGCGAGACGAAACCGTTAATCGACCCCATATACGGTGTAAACTATAACATTCTCAGGGTGAATAACGGTATGGCAGGGCTCATGTACGCGAATTAAAATGCGACACTATATTAATGCCGAAGAACTTGAGTACTGTCGGTGGTGCCACGAAACTTCGGTTCGGTAAAAACTGTCGAGAAGATCAGGCGGAAAACTCGATCGTATTCAATGCGAGTGAAGAGAAAATCGATGCGACCGGTGCGAGTGGCGTGTACATCACTCCACTCGAATTAGCATCCGATTTTACCGGTGTCGGTACGGATGACACGACCAATACGTTCGTCGCGTACAATC